ATGGATATTTTAAAAAGAATTGCAGAGCACCGGGCCCGTGAAGAAAAGTTAACGTGGAAAGGCACGTTTGCTGAATATCTTGAGCTTGTCCGCAAACATCCACAGATTACACAGACAGCTCATTCACGTGTCTACAACATGATCAAAAGCCATGGAATCGAAGGGAATGAAGACGGCAGCAGAAGTTATAAATTTTTCGGACGCGAAATCTATGGTTTGGATCGTAGTGTTGAGCGACTGGTTGAGGAGTATTTCCATTCTGCGGCAAGAAGATTGGATGTAAGAAAAAGAATCCTGTTGCTAATGGGGCCGGTCAGTGGGGGAAAATCGACAATCGTAACGATGCTCAAGCGTGGTTTAGAGGAGTATTCCCGTACAGATGAAGGTGCAATTTATGCCTTAGATGGCTGCCCTATGCAAGAAGAAGCAAACCACTGACAAGTAACCCATTAAATTATTCTTTATCTTAATTCGAAATTCTGTATCTCCACAACAGGAGGAGCTGCAACCTTTCCGGTTTTTGGAGGTACAACCACCTTAATTGTAATACTACGAAAGATGGCATGAACAGCAGCCTTTTTTGATTCAAAGGACAAGGTATGCCAATTAGCTTTAAGGCTCTCTATCCAGACTTTTATTTCTTCCTCCGAAATTCTAACATCCTCTGTTTCGGTCTGTAATAATAGATGATTTTCCCTTTCTTGTAATTCCGCAAGTTTCTTCTTGTATTCTACCTTCGAAATATCTCCATCAACGTATAGTTCTTTTATACGCGCTTTCTTCCCCTCGATATGGACAAGCTCCTTTTGAATTTGTTGCGAATCTATATCCGTTTCTTTTTCTATAATAAAGTTATCTTCGTCATATATTAAAAAATCAAGACTCTCTAAAAAAGCCTTTTCAATAGCCTCTTCCGCAATGACAGTCACCTTGCATGTACCTGTCCGAAAGCGTCCAGCACATTTATAGTAACGATAGATACCGCCACTTCTCCGTTTTTTAGAGGCCCCAGTAAAGGAGTATCCACACTCTACGCACTTCGCTATTCCAGAAAAAGGATAGTGATTATCAGATCTAAACGCCATAAAACTTCGTTCTTTCATCAGCGTTTGGATATGGTCAAAATCTTTTTTAGAAATAATAGGTTCAAAGTTTTCTTGTTCATATTTTGTTATTACTGCCTCGCCAGTATACTTTTTTTTTGCTGTGCTTCGGTGGTTCCAACGGACAAAACCTGAATAAATTGGGTTTTTCAAAATATAGCGTATTGTAAAATCGTTCCAGACCTCGCCTTTTTTTGTACGTATACCACGTTTATTGAGATATTTTGCGATATTTTGTGATCCATTAGTTTTATATTTTTCGAAGATATAACGTACCCAAACAGCCTCGTTTTCATCCTGCGTTAAAATTCCATCCTGAAGCACATAGCCATAAGGTGCAGGAGCGCCGTTTCTCTTTCCTTGCTCACTACGATGTAGCATATTATCAAAAACACGCTCTGCAATAGTTTCTCTTTCCCATTGTGCTAGAGTGGCGATTATCGTTATAAACATTCTTCCGGTAGCGCTTGTTGTATCAAATACTTCTGTACAACTTTTAAACTTAACGTCGTGCTTGTCCATAACTTGTAGCAGATGATGTAAGTCAGATACAGACCTAACAAAGCGGTCCAATCTATATACCAGAACAACATCTATTTTTTGTTGTTTAATATCTTCTATGAGTCGTTTTAAAGCTGGTCGTTCCATGTTCTTAGCCGAATATCCCTCATCAGAATAATCTTCAACTAGTGCCCAACCTTGGCTTTGTATAAACGCACCAAGTCGTTCATCTTGTGTTTGGAGTGAAATTCCATCTTCGCGTTGCATTTCTGTGGAAACTCGACGATATGTGCCAACTCTCAAAATAACTATCTCCTTCCACTTTCACTATCAAGTGATATAATACCACTTTATAACCATTAATAAACAATGCAAATATTTTGGTAATAGGAAAAATATTCATGTTATAATAGTTGGGTACAATAGAATCGGCTCTCTCAATGGCGATCCTGGCTCATCCCCATGTCACAAATAGCAAGGGGGTGACGCTCATGTCCGTATATGAAGCTCTTATGGTAATGTTTGCTTTTGGAACATTTATCATTGCTTTAATTGGACTATTTGTCAAAATGACAAAAAAGTAAGATCGCCATTGAGCCGTGGAAAGCTAGACGATCTTACTCCGTGATTTGAGCCAATCCCATTGAGGGATGGTCTATTGTACAAACCGTAGGTGCTCTAACACCTGCGGTCTTTTTTATTATATGCAAGCTTGTACTCTTATAATACCATATTATAGGTGTTTATAAACAGCGGAATATTGTAGGAGTTAGAAAGTTCTTTATTATTTCCCTACTTCTAGCTATGATAGTTATTATACAAATATACTCCAAGGTGCGGAAGATGGATAACTTAATCGCAGTAGTTTCTTCACTTATAGAATTTTTTGCCGTTTTTGCTTTGATCTTTGGATTGTTCCGTATCAACATTAATGAATATTTGCCAGAAACAATATTTTCAGGTTCATTAATGACCTTTATTTCATATTGGATAAGAGACGTAAATAACATTGAACTAGCAGCTCCATTTATCCAGATAGGATTATTAATTATAATCATGTGGGTAATTTTTAGATATCACTTATTTTGGTCAGCTCTTATTTCTGTTATTGGATATGTGACATACGGGATAATACAAGCGATATTTGTTCTTTTGTTTAACTCTATATTTATGATTGATATCACTAATCACGACACTTTAAAATATGTTTTACAAATCAGTACAGGTTGTTTTAGTTTTATAGTATTCTGGGGCTTTTATCATTTTAATGTAGGATTTAATTTTGTACCACACGGACGAAGCGTTTCGATAAAACTTTCAAAGACGAGTTACTACATAATAGCTTCTGTTGTCGGTTTACTGTTTACCTTTAGCGCTTCTTACTGTTTTTTCGAGATGAGTAAAGCGTTTCGATATGATGCTTTTTATATGCTGGTACTGTCAACTGTTTGTCTAATAGCTTTTTATTGGCTTTCGAAAAAGAAGGAGTAGCATAGCAGATGATAGAAAAAACAGCGGAGAAAATTGCAATTTCAATTAAGAGTGCGGGCGGACAAGAAACAGCAAGTATTGATGTATTGCGTTATGCGCTCATAATTGTACTTAATAGTCTTTTTGTAATAACAATCTCGCTAACATGCGGATGGATTACTGGTAAATTTATTGAAACATTACTAATGGTATTAGGATTTGTCATACTTCGTTTAGTATCAGGGGGAATACATCTTCATTCATCGGTTTTATGTACATTCGTATCAATTTTGATCTTTGTTACTTTGCCTCATGTTGTAATCAACGAACAGACAAGTATTTATTTACTTGGTACCTCTATCATTTTAGCATTGTTATTTGCGCCATCGAGAATAGAGGGGCATAGTAGGATAGACAAAAAACACTATACTGCATTAAAATTAATTTCAATAATAATCATTGGGTTCGACTTTTTTATTTTATCACCTGCTTTAGCGAAGGCTTTTTTTATTCAAAGCTTATCTTTAATACACATCAAGGGGGAAAACAGATGAAAAAACAGATAGCTATTCTCGCTTCGTCATGCCTTACTTTGGTTGCTAACGTTTTCGTAAGTAGCGCTTCAGCTTGGTTCGTTCACAATCCAGAAGTTCCTAAGGAGCTTCTTAATAAGTAAGTCTTTTCTAAAGGCGCATATTGCGCCTTTTTCGTTTTAGGGGGCTTGTTGGTATGGATACCTTAGACATACTTGTGTTAGAAGAGAACAAAGGACATCAAAACTTAATAAAAAAAATCCTCTCTAAGTATGCGTTTATACGGAAAGTGGAGTTTTCTTCTAGCATTAACGAAGCTATGCATTTCCTACGAAATGATTTCTTCAACACCATCGTCACTGAATATAAGTTTGGAAATGAAGATTTAACAGGACTAGATTTTTTACATGGCATCAAAGAGGAACAGTTTGATATACCAAGCATCATTCTGACTGGAGTAGAATATGAGATTGATAGTACTGAATCACTAAGATGCGGGTGTATATCGGTAGTATCAAAGTTCGGTTACCACGAAGAAGGTACGCTTGACAATGCGTTGAAAGAACTTCGCAAAAGAGCCTTATACCGAAGCTTCGAAAATAAAGGAGGGTTTTATGTACCAGCCACTGTCGACGGTACGTTTAAGCAGATTCCTTTAATAGAAATCATACTGATTGAAGCTAAAGTGAGAGGTCGGACTATTTATACAGATACCGGATCGATGAAAACAGACAACTATTTAAAAGAGTATGAAGGATTTTTGACTCCACACTTTTTCGGAAAAGTCTCACGAAATCATTTAGTTAATCTAACCAGAATTCAGGAGTTTGATGGTAAGACTATCTATTTTAAGCGAAACATCCATAATTTTAATTCTCTAAAGGTCACAGAAAAATCTTTTGAAGAGTATTGGGAAAAATACCAAATAGAATATTTTTAGCTTTTGTCAAGTTTGCTTTTTCTACAATCTTCTCATGTTTCGTCAATACGAAAACGCTTTCTATGCGGTTCTTAGTATATTTTTGTCGAATACGACATCAATTCGACATGTTTTGTCCAGACGAAATCTATAACACAATAATGTGATGATATGATAAGTGCAGGAAATTTAATCCTGCACTTTTAGTTTTGAACAAAAACGGAAGAAATGAACAGACTGAAGGAGTGATATCAATGGTAGAGGGAAATCAGAAGGAAACAATCGACGTAAAAGTAGACGTTAAAATAAATGAAATTTTAGAGCAAATTTATTTAGAAATTAAAAAGCCCTCCGCATCATCCGAATGAGGAGGGAACTATTCTTTACTAATTGCTCTTTTTGCCCGAATGAAAGCAATAAACTCTAAAGCTTCCTCTTTAGTCAAAGGACTACCATCTACATTTAAGAGATTTATTTTCTCTAAAATTTCTTCATCTGTTAGCTCCAAGCTATCTACAAATAGTCGGACATTATCGGTTAAAGTGTTTTTAGGATTATCAGTTCTACCTAGAAGATAGTCAATAGAAACATCAAAAAAATTAGCAAGTTTCCCTAGAGTATCACTGTCAGGTTCTCTATCTCCAGTTTCCCACATACCAACAGTACTTTTACTAACGCTGATTTTGGTTGCGAAGTTCACTTGAGAATATCCTCTTTTTTTTCTTAATTCAGCTATTCTCTTTCCGAATACAATAGACAAACTTACCACCACCTGACTTAATTTTACCACGAAATGTGGGTTTAACTATATTAGATCACTAAAAGTGGGAAAAATTGTTGACATACCCACGATTCGTGGGTTATAGTCTAATTAAAGATCACAGATAGTGAGTGGTGAGGTGAAAAATGAAAATGAAACATTATAGAAAAACAATATTGAAACAACTGAGAAAGGGGAAAAAGCTTACCCAAAAGGAAGCTGCACAAAAAATAGGAATTTCATTCAGTATGTTTTCGAAGATTGAAAACGGTGAACGTTTCGGTAGTTATGAAACATTGAATGCTATCGCGACTTTCTTTGAAACGACTGTGGATAATTTATGCGGTAATTATACCCACAGATAGTGGGTGTGAAAAACTCCCAATAACAAGAAGCGGGATAGGACAAACTCCCTCACTCATATACATCTAAAAACAAATAAAAGAGGTGCTGTTGTATATGAAAATAACGTTGAATCGCGAACAAACGAAACGCTTTTTCGATGCAATCATGCCGGAAGTAATTGAATTGATAAAAAAAGAAAAATTGATGCGTTTAAAACAAGAAGAACAGCAAGAAAATACTGAAGATCAGTTAATTATTGCCGCGCAGTAGCGCGGATTCTATGGTGGACAAGCTATTTTAAAAAAACCTCAACTTCTAAGAATAACTCTATTTTAAATAATTTACTACTTATAGTCTGTTCCTAATTGGCACTTTTTGAAGGGAGGATGTTATGAAAAAACACGGAGCAATCATGCAAATGTGTAGGGAACAAGCAGGTATGAGTCAGGAACAATTGGCGGAAAAATTACATCGATCACGTAGTTGCATCAGCAAATTCGAAAATGACAAAAAGATAATAGATTTGAATACGTTCCTAGCGTGGATCGAAGTCACAGGAGCAAAAGATGTTGCTGTAGCGGTTTTATGTGGTGTGGATAGTGTTTCTCTTATGCAGAACGTTCTAACTCTAATAGGAGGGTGTGTGTCCGGATGGGTAACTATGAATGGAATCGCAAATTATTGGATGTTTTAGAAAAAACTTATCAATACGATGCTACTCTTATGAGCTTGATGGTAGGAACAACTCAATATAGCGATGATTATCAAAAGAGACTGAAGGAATTTAAAACGGAAGGTGTGGGGAAGTAATGGTTACTGAAAAAATATCTCCAGAGTTAGCGGAAGAAGTAATTGAAATGATATGTGATGCGGATAGACCAACAGGGAGATCAGTTGTTACGTATGGTGAAGTGATCGAGCTTAGCGAAAAAGGAAAAACCGCCTGCAGCGAACAGACGGCTTAGAAAAAATTATTGTACGTACATTTTAGCATATTAACTCCCAAACTAAAAGGGGCGGTTGGTCAGTGAACAAAAACATACAATTTCCAGAATTAGACGAAGCGATTCGAAAGAGCTTTGCAGATAGAAAGATAGAAAGATAGAAAGATAGAAAGAACGGAGGTTTTCGTTTTATCGGATAAAACGGAGGGGAACAAAGGCGTCATAACACGTACCGTGTATATCGTAAACGATTCTCTTATGGAGATTTTTAGCCAAGATTATTTCATTAGTTTGAATCGTTACGTGCCAGTTGATCAAGATAGATGGTTCTCTCTAAGAGAAGCAAAAATGTTGATAGAGCACGTTAATAAAGTCAGGGAGAAAAAATATGGGTATAGAAACGACAGTTAAAAATGAGTCGAAACCAAGGTGAATCCTTGGTCTGTCAGTAATGACCAACTGGCACTGATGAGACAGGTCAAAAGAAGAAGCTGAGATCGTTTCCGCATGGGACCTATAAATTATTGTAGGTTGCATGGGTTGACGATACCCAGGACGGTGAGGGACAGGGGTAGCTGCTCGTTCGATCCGAGCGCCCAAGAGCGCGGTGTCTGCACTGCCGCGCCATTCCGTCCGATCAAAGCATTCAAAGAAAGGTCAACGGGCGCAGTCATCGGAGCTGTACGGCTGCCGCAGAGGTAGGGGCGGAAGCGATCTTCGAAAGGGGTGATGCTATACGAAACAACCGTTGCAACAATGGTTTGTACTTCCAGACCTATACATGACACTAAATAGTCGAGCCGTACGAATTAGATTTGCTAAAGCTTACATGCGAAAGAACTTTCCAAAATGGCAACACAAAACGCTACAAGGGAATAGGGTGCTGGCAGAGCTTGTCGAGGAAGGGGAGTGATGAAAAGTGTTAGATATTAGACAGCACAGGCTACACAAGTTTTCGCTGGTTACAAAAAGGGATGGGGAATATCGATTGCTTGGCCTTTGCCGCAAGAAACAAACCTTGGTAGATATGAGCGCCTATCTCAGAAAATTAAATCCGGATGGATACCCTGATATGTGGATAATGAACAACCGCACGAAAGAAACGATCGTTAATCTATGAAAAAAGACCCCGTAGTAGCGGAGTCTTTCGATCGAAACGCACGAAACAATCAATTACCTAATAGCGTACTGGATTAGTCTAAAAAAATCAAGCCAGGGGGAAAAGATAGTGTCTAACAAACTACTTCTTGATGAACAGCCCTTGATTATACAGCCATCCTTGGCAGTTCTCATCGGATTGAACGAAGCTTTATTTCTCCAGCAACTACATTATTGGCTACAGAAAAGTTCTCATCGTCATGATGGCCGCCGATGGGTGTATAACACGTACTCTGACTGGCAAGCACAATTTCCATTCATGGGAATTAATACTATTAGGCGAGTCGTCAATGTTCTCACAGAAAAAGGATTAGTCCTCATCGGAAATTACAACCAAAGCAAAATTGACCGCACAAAATGGTACTCCATAGATTACGAAAAACTGGATAAATTACCATCTGCCCAAAATGATCACATGGACTGTGGAATTCAACAGTCGTCTGCTGAAAATGAGCAGTTGGACAGCCCAAAACCAGCAGTGCAAGAGTGCAGTTTGGGCAGAACAATACCAGAGATTACTACAGAGATTACTACAGAAAAAGACGAAGAGAAGGAAGAAGAAGGCAAGGTGCTTGATAATCCAATTTTGCTCTATCAAAACAATATCGGAACCATGTCCCCAATTGTATTAGAGGACATGAATGTATGGATTGACGACCCTTGCTTTGATGATGGGACTGCAATTGTTTGTGAAGCTATTAGGACTGCTGCTAGAAACGCTGTCTATCGATGGAAGTACATAGACTCTATTCTGAGAGATTGGTCTAAACGTAAACTTCGAACGGTAGAGCAGGTCAGAGCGCAACAGTTGGAAGTAGACCGAGCGCGTGAGCAAAAAAGGGAAACCGGTGCAAATAAATCTCCACGAAACAAGCCTATGTTACAGGACAAGCTTCCTGGTTCAGTCCAAAGGCAACTTGCACGTGAGGAACAAGGCGAAAAACCTCTACCACAGGGGAAAATTATCGATGATCCTGAGTTGAAAGAAATGCTTGAAGCATTGCGGAACGAAAAAAAGGACGGCGATAGACATGAGAGTTTATAAGAATTGGAAAAACATTTTGCTTTGGGGTGTGGCATTCGGAAGAGGAACCACAATGCTATGTTTAGGACCAATTACGATTTTTATTGAGCGGCCTATAAAAGTGATTAGACGGTGATCAACGGAGGTTGGACATGAAAAAAAGAATAAAAGTAAGCCAGGGCAACCGAGGCATGGCTTTTGAAAACATACTGGAGCGAGTGAATGCTCAGTACGATAGGGAAAATATTGCTGTAATTAATAAGCGACCTACCCCAGTAAAAGTTCTCAAGGTACGTATGGGGCGGATACAAGATGGTCATTACGAGAAAAAATCAACAGTAGACTATGACGGCACTTACAAAGGCAAGGCTGTCTATTTCGAAGCAAAGTCGACAATCGAAACAACTAGATTTGATTTAGACAATATCCACATGCACCAGGTCGAATTTCTAGAAAAAGCTCAAAGACATGGGGCTATATGCTTCTTTCTAATTGAGTTTGCGAAAAAAGGTGAGGTTTACTTTGTGACATTGCCGGTTATCCAAATGGCCTTGCTACATGCATCCACTGGAGGACGACAAAGTATCGCTTACAAAGATTTCAAAGAATATGCGTATTTGATTCCGAAAACCAAACGTGCGTTGCTAGATTACCTAATTTACGTGGACAAGCTAATTGAGGAGAGCGCGGCGTGAATGGTACGGCTGCTTACTTGAAAGAGTCACGCAAGATAGAGAGGTATCACATGAAACTTCGGCGCAGATCCATCTATGTTGCTTGCGAGGATTACAATTTCATCTGGTGTGAACATGAAATCCGAACTGTAAGGAAAATGTGGAAAAACGGAATTTCCATCGTAGAGATGGCCAAGATTGTACGGCGGCATTTGAACGAACTGGCGTTCCTTATCATTGACCAGGCGGAATCAACAAAATTCCTTAAATCCAGACGAAAAAAGGTTACTAACGATGCCTCGGCTTTTAAAAATTTTGCTAGCGAAAAAATAGTCTATCTACAACAAGAAAAATACATAGCTTGCGAATATTACAACTTTGTTTGGGATGAAGACGAGGTATACAAATTTCGCAATTTGTGGTCCAGTGGTGCAACTATTTTTTACATATCCGAAGTATTCAATCGAGATGTCAATGAGGTAGCATTTCTTATCGTTGACCAGGCGGATCAAGGATATATAAAACCTAGAAAGGGCGGTGTATGGGGTGTGTTGTTCGAATCTCAACAAGGATAATTAATGTTCTATGACTGATGCACTACGGCTTTACGTGGATAGATATTGACGAAGCTCAGGCGTTGCGAGAGTGGGCGGAGAAAGCGAGTGGGGATTAATGGGCTTTACATTCCTTGATTTGTTCTCTGGAATCGGTGGCTTCAGACTTGGGATGCAAAGAGCTGGTCATAAACCGATTGGATGGGTAGAAAAAGATAAATTCGCTCGGAAATCTTACCAAGCTATACATGATACACAAGGAGAGTGGACAGCAGATGACATCACGACCGTTACAGATGAGTCTATTCGAGGAATCGGACATACCGACGTTATCTGTGGAGGATTTCCGTGCCAGGCTTTCTCGATTGCTGGAAATCGAGCAGGTTTCGACGATACTAGGGGAACTCTCTTCTTTGAGATTATGCGCTTCGCATCTATTCTCAGACCACGCTATCTATTTCTTGAGAATGTCGAAGGACTCCTCAACCACAATAACGGGGATACGTTCGAGACAATCCTCAGAACCTTGGATGAAGTCGGGTATGATGCGGAATGGAATGTGCTTAACTCTAAAAACTTCGGAGTCCCACAAAACAGGGCACGCGTATTCATTGTCGGACATCTTAGAGGAGCAAGTACCAGAAAAGTATTTCCTCTCGAATCAAAAAACGGAGGCGCTATTACGGTCCTTGGTCGGTTAGAAGGTTCATTTCGATCAAATACAGAGGTTTATGACATTAATGGTGTCTCGCCTTGCTTAAATACAGCGCAAGGCGGTGATAGACAGCCGAAGATTATAGTTGCAGGAAATGTTAATCCATCCGGCAGAGGTATGAATGGGCAAGTATTTCACAGTGAAGGAATAAGTCCCACATTAACAACGAATAAGGGTGAAGGGATCAAGATTATTGAACCTATGGCTGTCTTAACACCGGATAGAGAAGAGAAAAGGCAAAATGGCAGGAGATTTAAAGAGCCAGGACAGCCTATGTTTACCTTAACGGCTCAGGATCGGCATGGAATATACGATGGTCATCGAGTTAGGAAGTTAACCCCAAGAGAGTATTGGCGGCTACAAGGCTTTCCTGATGAAGCGTTTGACAAAGCAAGAGCAGCAGGAATATCTGATTCTCAACTCTACAAACAGGCTGGAAATAGCGTAACTGTCAACGTAATTGAGGAAATCGCCAAAAGTCTATGACCGATATGCATGTCCAACCTTACCAAACACCAAATGCACGACATGATACTGTTCCACTGGTAGATCAGGAAACACAAAACGAACGTTATCGCTGTTTCGGATAGCTTCTACATCAAACACTATGCCGTGTCGTCGAAACTTTCTAACTAACCTAGCTGATCGGCTACACGGCACGAGATGATAAAACGATTTTTGCATGATATCACGCTCCTTTTGATAGAGCATATCTCTATCATTTGGGACAAAAATAGGAGGAATGAATAATGAAACGTTTAGAATGGTCAAACGGTGTTGAGTGGGGAGAAATATTCTGCCCAATGACAGGGAAAGACGAGATGACTTACTGGAAAAAAGGGACTCCTTGCTATGACACATATACAGCGCCAATGGTCGATGATGATGGTGATATATTCTACTACCGATTTGATCAGGATGAGGGATGTTGGCACGAAGATATGTACGTCCTCGGTTCATATGAACAGGGCATGATTGTTAGCTTTGGATAGGGGAAAGCACAATGACCGAACAGCAGATCATTGAAACACTGGCAACTAAGGTGATGGGGTGGGAGCAAAAGAATTTACCGAACAACGACGCTGGATTACCGTATTACGCCGAATATTGGGTCAATGAAGAAGGTTTGAAAATAAAGCCAGTGAACTTTTGGAATCCTTTTCACAGTCTGACAGATGCGTTCCAAGTGATGGAGAAGATAGGCGCTAATAAATTTAACACAGAAATTATAAGGCGAACTGATGGAATGTGCTTCGTGACTTTCAAGAAGGTTGGACGTGCGGAAGATAAATTATTTGAGGTATACGCTAGTGGTGAAACAGTACAAAAAGCTGTCTGCAACGCGGCTATGAAAGTGGTGGAAATGTAGTTATGAAGAAATTTAGGGGCAATATTTTTCAACAACATGACAGAGAAATGCGAAGAACGCAACGGATATTTTGGATTTTCTTCTCAATCGTATCAGCCATCATCTTGGCAATCTGGGTAATTTACGGTTACATTGCGCTTTATGTGCTGAATAACCCAGAAAGTGTTGGGAATTGGTTTGGCAAATTGATCAACGGGCTTTCTGGATAAAACATGAACATAGAGAGGAACGGATAATCATGAAAGAAAACGGCTTATTGAGTGCATGCACATGCGAAGAACATGAATGCTGCCCAGAATGTTCACCGGATGAGAACTGAACACAACGCATGATTTGTAAAAGAAGTTATCGCTCATTACAAGGTAACTCCTGTTAAAAAGAATGAGCCATTACTTGTGATAAGGGAGGATGCGGAATGAAGAACCGGCAACGTAAAAAGATTTTGAAGATAGTTGCTCGTCAGATTAACAGTGGTGATTTCACTAAGTTAAAACCAGTCTACTTCCGATGCGTTGATAAAACGATTGACGACTATATCTATAAGAAATACATTACGGAGTTTCGGCCGTGGTGGTACGACCAAATCGACAACTGGAGCAATATGAATCTTGGAGAAGAGCATGGGAAGCACTACGATAAAACTATCGCAGAGCTACAAAATTGGACAGGCATCGATATGGAACAATACCGCCAGTATTTTGAACTCAATCACACACACACACCAAAGCGTAAACGCGGAAAACGCAGGATCAGAAAATCAAAGGAGCAACCAATCAGGAAGCTGAAAAATCCTAAGGGGTACAAAATCAGGGTTATCCAAGACGGTAAACCAGAATGGGAAAGTATTATTGCTGAACAAGCATTTCAATATCGTGGATATGAGTTTTTTATCGCTCATTATCATGGTTGGTGGGTAGTGTCAGATGTTGCAGCAGGAATTCAAATTGCTCGCCATGACCGATACAAGAGGTCGGTTCAAATTGCTAAGGAACGGATAGAGAAAAACTTTGAAAAGTATGTATCTCAGGTTACGCAGTTGAGAAAGGAGGATGTGGAATGACCCAAACACTTCAAATAAACAATTGGAAGAGGTTTGTTGCTGGAGTTAACTGGCGGAGTTGGTGCATTGGGTTACAGATACACGATTTTAGAGAAGAATGCGGTTGTATCCTCATTGAAATTAATTTGTTGCCAGTGCTGTTTTTACTGAGACTTGGTGACGGGACAAAATTATTGAGATGCACCAGGTGCAAAAAGGTACTGGATAGAGTGAATGTGGATGAAGATTATGCAGCTAAATGTTTGGATTGTTATTACGGCTTTTAAAAAATGCAAAAGCGGGTGTGTAAATGGAAAAACAAGTAGCGATTGAACCCACTTTCGAGGAAAAATTTGAGATACTTAAACGGGCGATGAACACAGCAATGGAATATTGGCGTGAAGTTTTTAAAAAAATTCAGGTGGTTTTTAGAGAAAATCCATTGTTTGCAGAACTTTATCTCACTTATCTCACTGAGGTTAAACAAGACAGAAAAAAACAAAGGCAATTATACTACCGCAAGAAGCGAAGCCAGGCGCGTAAAAAGTGGAGAAAGTAAAAAAGCGAAAGGGGATATATACATATGGAAACTAACAGCATGCAGATCCCCTCGACAGGGGTAGAGATTGTGATCTACGAAAACGGAGTCGTAAAAGAAAAACACCAAATGGAATCATATAGCAAGTTATTAATTATCGTACAAGATGATAGGTTGGCGGACACAGAATCAACGACACGCAAGCGGTATCTAAATAAGGATAAAAAGGAGAAGTCAAACCATGGTAACAAGTGAACAACTTCTACAAGATGAAAAGTATAGGTTCAACAATCTAACTATCAATATTTTAGAAAAGGATTTCGACGATAACGTCTATGCTTTTTCTGCAACATACGTTAGTTCGTCTCATGATGGTAAGTTGAGCGCAGGGCTGAAAGAAGTAAATCAATTGTGGAATTCGGGATCGGAAAGCGTCCCCCAGGATACTATGTTTTTGCCGCATATAAGGGTAAGGGCGGGGTGGAAAAATCCGTCTTGATTTCAGAAGAGTTCTTGAAAGCCAACCTCGAGAAATTGGATGAATTCAAAAATAAATGGGCTGATGGGTTCGATATAGTAAATTAATACAATTGAACCTCTCATGGCTAAAGCCACTAGATTCCTGCGCTATCACATCCAACGAAGTGAGGATTAGCAGGCTAACCCCGTAGTCCCTACGGTTATTGAAAAAAAGTGTACGTTGGACTCTTCTCTCTGACCTACTGCTTGGTTTTCGCTTTTCGGTCAGAGAGGACGAAGGTGCTTGAATGTTTTACGCCACAAAGCATTCCTTATGGCAACCCCATACATTCAGTTTTCAATGAGCAATCTGTACAAGATTAGTATACCTGTTCTTGTTAGCTATTCAAAGAAGTAGTCGGACAATTGACGTGCCAAAAGACACGCCTTGTCCGAAGCCGATTCATCTCATGATTAAAATCACGAGTGTTCTCGGCTAATTCATAAATGAAACCTGACCGAGAAGCGGAGGGTATCAAGACAATCCACAAAACAAGTGGGCTGCCTTGATACCCTTTTTTATTTTATCCATAGGGGGAGAAATGATAATGGAAGACCTTTTGAAAAGTTACAAACAGACCAGGAAAGAACTGAATCGAGCTTTGAAGGCTATGGATAAAGGAATTGAAACTTCCGCAGATCGCGAATATCTAGCAGCATGCATACGTGATGTAGAATATGCTATCGAGTGGCTAGAAACTGGTCGGGAACCATCATCTGTTCGCGGAATGGAAAGAAGATCAAAAGAACAGCGTGCAATTCTGGTCGATCCGTTTCTCATGCAAAGCTATGTGCAGCATGGCAGTCCTGGAGGATGTCGAGTTGCGGTTACTGAAGAACAAGCATCGATGATCGATTTTTATATGTCTCTGCTTAGTAATGGAGAAAGGGAAGCATACCTGATGATCTATGGTGGGAAATTAACATATGAAAAAGCGTCAGAGCTCATGGGTTTATCAAAGGGGAATATACAAACGCTAATTCAAAGAGCAAAACAAAAAATTGAACTATTTCAATCACTTATGGCCATCACATTGATGGTCTTTTTTTATTTTGTGGTACGAAAGCCACCTATATATAGAGGGGTAAATAATTTGACTCAGGTATCTTGTGTAGAATTCTTACTCCGTTTAGCTACAGTAAGGCTTCAAGCGGCTTTTTCGAGAGTGTTTGTTAAAGCCAAATAATTTGACAAAAACGGTGAGGAGCTGATCGACATGCAATACGCAAAAGTAAGCGGCAAAAATGTTGTGATCCGATTGCCAATTGACCTACTTATTACTGCATTTAATGACAATCCAAATAAGTATGATGAAGAAATTATGGTTAAGTATAAACGTAGATTTGCTGAAGGATTCGCAGAACATATCAACGACCATTCGGTAAATGGTGAAACTGGTTTAACGGTATTTCAAGAGTGGATTGATTCTATTTTCGAAGAAATGATCGAAAGTGGTGCTGAATATATTAAGTTTCCAAAGGAAGAGTAGGGGGTGAAAAGCAAAAGTGAAGCAATCAGGGGATTTGTCAGTGGACGAATTGTACCGAATGGCTGATGAATTATGCCAAAAATGGTGGGGTATCCAGTATGACGGAGTTTTAAGTCTTGTTAATCGCAGATGGAAGCGGGTTGTGGCTTATTTCATGCCAGTAAAACTAGAAGAAAACGGAGAATGGATTGGCTGTGTTCGTTTTAGCAGCCGGAGAAATAAGGAACGAACCAAAAGTGAAGTAAGAAGTGCTCTCTTACATGAATTAGTCCACTGGTATCTTTGGAAGCAAGGAAAACCGTATATGGATGATACACAAGAGTTTGTCGTTGAATGCAAGCGGGTTGGAGCCCCATTCAGCATTACAAAGTCTGCTCAAAGGGCAATGAGGTTGTACCAATAAACGTAGGGAGGAGAAGGGATGGAATATGTAGAGCCGATTCGTGATGCCGAGCAGATTAATACCATGAGAATCCTTCTACGCGATAAAACCAAGCGAGATGAAGTACTATTCGTTCTTGGTATTCGTGCTGGGCTTCGGATCAGCGATATTCTTTCCCTTCTCATCCCTGATGTTGTGGTTGGCCGTGGGAGAACAGCTAGGGTGAAAACAGAGCTCACAATAATAGAGAAGAAAACAGGAAAGAAAAAAACTGTTGTGCTGCATGATGAGATCCGGAAGTTGATAAAAGAGTATCTTATGGAGGCGAAGAACCTCGACTGGAGCGGTTATTTGTTTCCAAGTCAAAAGCCCAATAAACATGGTCACTATTCGCATATTACTCGCCAGATGGCATGGAGAATCATGAGCGGGACCGGAAGGAAGATTGGTTTACCAAGCATAGGCACTCATACATTAAGAAAGACGTTTGGTTATCATGCATACATGAGCGGTATCCCTATCGAAACAATACAGTACATTTTAAATCACAATAACAAGCATGATACCCTTCGCTACATCGGGATTACCCAAGATGAAGCCAAGCGGGTATACAGGACGTTGACCTTTCAACGTGCGGCAGTGATGGAATGATCCAAAAGAACAGCGATTAGCTATTTGGATGTTGCCAAATCAACGGTAGCAGATTGGGTGATAGACGGTTTGAATATATTTTGATTCCCATATCCGTTCACTTTCTTCTCCAATCATACACACTGTTTATCACATTTATATCATGACCATTAATAGATACTATTTTATCATTTACCCATACGATTTCTGCTTTATCTATACGATAGTCCCAATAAATATTTCTCTTATTCCCAGTCTTGTTATTTTGAAGTTCTCCTCTCACACAAAGCGTTGTAGTTGCTCCACCGTTAACAAGATATGCAGTAATTGTATATTCTCCTGAAGGAGACATTGATTGTTTCAAAAAAGTACCTTGTGGTAAATTAGACATCGAGTAAAAAAAGTGATATATGAGATATCCAATCACACATAAAACAATAGTAAGTACTATAATGATTGATTTAAAGTTTTTCTTCATTTTATCCCCTTTCTACATAAATGAATCAATTTCGTAATTTCTATTTTACCCTTCGATGGGCCGAATACATATCCTATTTATTTACTATATTTATAATTTTTGAAATTTATTATGGGGGGCAATTCTAATAATAAAGAGGAAAAAAGTTACATATATAGAAGTAAGCATTTATTTCGAAAGGAGGCCAGTATGGTTTAATTAAAAAATAAAAGATAATAAATTACAAATTATGACAATATCTTACAATATGTTTTTGATAGTCTATTAAAAAGAACTTATCTGACATATTGTAGGAGGAATAAAAATGTACAAAAAGATTTTGATCATGTTCACTTTTTTAGCTTTGTTTACTACCACAATTATGGCACCATCACCAAACGCATTCGCTTTCTCAGATCATTCCCAATCAGTATCTGTAGTTACTGAATCAAATTTTACAAAAGAGGATATTCTCCCTCTTAAAAAGTATGTTTCAGTGAATAAAAAGGGCTTTTTTGAATTTGATATCGAAAAAGCAAAAGCTGATGGTTTTGAAGAGGAATTACTGATTGGTCAGCAAAAACATCTTCAACATCTTAATATTCAAATAGCAGAAGGAGACTTAAAGGCATACAGTAATTTAAACATAGATTCAACTCGTTCAGATAAGCCTTCGTCAGTTATTAGTATCAAAGGTAACTGTAATGGCGTAACTACTAAAAAAGAAAATTATTGGTGGGGCTATAGCAGGAAATTGGATAGCTGTATGGCTAATAAAGTTGCGGCTGATTTTGCCGGTGCTGCATCAGTATCCGGAGGTGTTGCAGTTGTAGCAGGTATTTGGGGTGTAGCACCTGCTGTTCCACCTGGAATAGCTGGAAGTTATTGGGCGCTATTGTCTTCTCGTATATATGCTAATAACAGTGATAATACTGGTGTAGTGTTAGATATGACATGGGCATATATTTTTGACATAGAGCCGCAGTAAAATGTTTTCTTAGTTTATTATTTTTTCTCTAAAAGTTTCCTCTTTTCAAAATAAAAAGGGGAAACTTTTAAATTTCTATACGTGGAGGATAAAGATATGCAGCAATTGGCAAATACAATTCTAATTTTTTCTTTAGCTATCACGGTTATTTTTAGTTTCAGAGCAATATTACAGTATAAGAGAGGGGATGTTTCTGAGAAAAAAAAACTTGTAAAAACCTCTCTTATTTCCCTTGTGATAATGTTTATTGCTATGGGTTTAGTAACAATGTTTATTATTAGCTCCTCTTAATGGTCACTGCATGAAGAAAGAAGTTTTGACACTCCCCCTGCCTTTAGGCATGGGGAGTGTCAATGAATCTAAAAGGAACTCAATATATGGTGCTCAATGTGATGATGACACATCGTGGTATTACTTTGGAAATTACATAGTAAAATTTGAGTCCGAATATAGTTATTATGTAACCTTTGTGTTCAAAAGCTGATTTTCAGCCATATTCGGGCATTATCAGAGATTATCACTTTTTTGAGAGACAAAAACCGAATGCATATGTCCATCTATCGTGGACAAACAGGGGTGCGGGAGTCGTAAAACACGATCTCCCGTTTTCTCTGTTTTTCTTTGATTTTCTTAAAACAAAAAACACAAATATCTCCCTACCGTATTAGTAGGGGTTTGTGTAGTAACGGAACAGAAAATTACAGTTAAGACCCATATTTTTACACATAAAAAGTCGGCTCTCCTTGGCTTGGTCACAGGGTAGCTGCTCTAGTCCGTCAGATTATTTACACAAAATGTAAATAATCTTAATTGTATTAAATAGGAAGGGGCGAAGGGAAATGGCGGGCAAAGCTAAACGGCCGTGCTCTTATGTTCGTTGTCCAGAGCTAACGACAGAACGTTTTTGCCAAGCACATAAGAAACAGTATGACCAAGAACGTGGGTCTTCTAAGAGCCGAGGCTATGACGCAAAGTGGAGAAAAGCAAGGGAACTATTTCTAGCGCAGAATCCATTGTGCGTCCATTGCATGGGTAATGACCGGCTAACAGCTGCTACTGTAGTTGACCATATAAAAGCCCACAAGGGAGATCGTGCTTTGTTTTGGGATAGGAAGAACTGGCAAGCGTTATGCGGTTCTTGTCACAGCAGGAAAACCGTACTAGAGGACGGTGGGTTCGGAAGATGAAAATGATAATGCAAGTAAAGTACGGCAAGTTGCCAAGGGAGGCCAGATGAATGGCGAGTCTAACAGTTGATAGAAAAATGTTTATACCAGGTATCCACTATACAGCGAAACCTACCGACTCAGGCATTACATTAAATATAGAAATAAAATGGTATGGGTTCCTATTAACAGCATGGAATATAGCACATCATCAAAAAGTTAAATGGTATCAATACCCCAAGCTGTGTGGTCTGGTTCTATGGCACACTTTTCTATTTTTGAAAAAAGAAAGAAAGAAAAAAGGGGGAGGGGGGGCAAAATCTCCAAAAAACAATCAAACGTAGACCGCGCCCCCCTCAAACGTAAAAAAAAGTCCCCAAAAATTTTTCGCTAAGGGGGTGGGCAACTTGGCGGGCGTTGTAGATTTCAATCACATGCGCGTTGGAAAAAAAGGCGGCGGAAAACACTGGACTAAAAAGGAAGTTGAGCAACGTCAAGCGGCTGCCCAAAAACTCCAACGCAAAAAAAAGAAGAAGTTAAAAATGCCAGATTGGTTAGATCATGAGGCCAAAAATGTTTGGAAAAAGACGATAAAAGATATGTCGGAATTTGATATTTTAGACAAAGTTGACGAGGATGTATTAGCGGCCTATTGCGATGCTGTTGCTCGATATAAAGAAACGTCAGATTTAGTAAGCGAGAACGGCTATATAGAAATGAATAACGCTGGTGTAAGTGTGGTTAGTGGTTACGTTAAAGCGCAGCAAAGCTATGCTCGGTTGGTACTTCAGTATTCAGATAAGTTGGGGCTAAATGCCAATTCTCGCGCAAGGCTAGCAAAAAAAATAGCAGAGGAAGGGGGAGGTCCGAATGGCGACCTCTTCGACTAATTGGGAGGACGTTCATCCGACAAATCGTTATGCTGCTGAAATTGTTACAGGGGTTCGACCTAGCTGCCAAATGGAATGGCTTGCGTGCGAACGTCATCTCAAGGACCTGAAGCGTCAAGGAACTAAAGAATTTCCTTATGTCTTTGATGAATCCAGAGCCGATCGCATTTTTGATTGGTTCGAACGTTGTTGCCGACATGTGCGTGGCCCATTTAGTGGACAATTAATTGAGTTGTTGGACTTTCAAAAGTTTGATCTTGGAGCTATCTTTGGTTGGGTTCACAAGGATAGTGGAAAGCGAAGATTTCGTAAAGCTTTTAACATGCGAGCTAGGGGTAATGTTAAGTCTACAGAGATGTCTGGGTTAGCATTGTACGGGATGTGCAGTGATTGTGTCTATCCACCTGATGACCCCCATAAAAAACGGTTTGAAGACAGCCCAGAAGTAGAATGTGCTGCTGTTGATAAAGGACAAGCAAAACGGGTTTGGGGTGACGCACAGGAGATGGGCAAAAAAAGTCCTGACATCCTGAAGCGATTAAGAATTAAAAGGACATATATCGAACATGCTTCACGAGGTGGTTGGTTACGGCCACTATCCAAAGATACAAAAAACAAAGACTCCGGCGCACCCTGCATAGTGATTATCGACGAGTATCATGGACACTCATCAAGTGAAATTCATGACGTTCTCTATTCTGGATTCGGGAAACGGCTACAATCTCTTATGTTGATTATCTCGACAGCCGGTAAGGATGCAGAAAATAATCCATGTAAAAAAGAATATGATGCACGTTGCAAAATGCTCACTGGTGATATACCCATGGATGAAACGTACTTTGTTATGATTCGAGAGATTGAAAAAGGCGATGATCCTCATGATGAGAGCGTATGGGTGAAAGCAAATCCTATTTTGCAGGAAGACAACGAGTATGCCATAGAATTACGCGATCAAATTCGTAGGGAACATGATGAAGCCTACAATACTGGAGATCCAGCTAAAATTCGGGAATTTCTTACTAAGCGCGTAAATAGATGGCAAGCAGACAGTGAAAAAAAATACATGTCTGGCATCATGGACAAATGGAAGAAGCTCGCTATTTCAAGAAAAGAGTTTCTTGATCTTGTGAAGGGGAAACAGCCATGGGGCGGACTGGATTTATCGAAAACAACCGATTTAACAGCAGTAGGATACGTATTCCGTTTAGAGGATGAAAGGTTTGCTATTACAGCACACGGCTTTATGCCTGAAGAATCTGCAACGAAACATGAACATTCAGACCGTGTATATTACAGAGATTGGGCTAAAGATGGATGGTGTACGCTCACAAAGGGAGCTGTCACAGATTATCGCTATATTAAAACGCACATACATGTCATGGAGTTTGTTGAAGAATGGAAAATGAAAGAAATCTGCTTCGATAATTATAACGCTACTCACTTTGTACAAGAACTAGAAAGTGAAGGGTATGAAATGATTGAAATCCCTCAACATATGAAACATCTATCAAGTCCGACAAAATACCTCCGTGAGCTAATTTTGAAAGGAAAGATTGTGCATGATGGAAGCCCACTACTTACGTGGTGTTTATCCAATGCAGTAGAGATCGAAGATACGAATGGGAATATCAAGCTATCCAAGAAGCACAAAGACGATAGCCAACGTATAGATTTAGTAGCTGCCATTATCAACGCACTGGCAAGGGCCATGTTGGACAGAGACAATCGATCCGTTTATGAAAAACGGGGACCAAGATCATTCTAACACCAAGAAAGGAGGCAATTTTGTGGGGTTTCTCTCTAAAATCCTTGAAAAAAGACCCAAGATTACAGTTGAAAATGTGCGTGAAGCCTGCCTGTTGGTAGGTTTTTTTAGTTTCGGATATGGACTTTGGCAAGTTTACCCACCCTCTATGTGGATAATCTGCGGATTAATGGTGCTGTTTACCGGCTTGCCAGCAAGAAAAGAGGGATGATAAATGGGACTTTTAACAGATTTAGTGGACAAAAGACCGTACTCAATGGATGATTTTACGCGCGATGCTAGGTCATTTTTTCGAGGAAAACAGGTTTTGTCAGGGGTAACCGTCAATGAAGAATCAGCTTTGCGATACATTACTGTATATTCGTGTGTTCGTGTACTCGCTGAGACATTGGGTAGTCTCCCTTTATCTGTTCATCGATCAAGATCAAGAGGTGGAAGCGATAAAGCTGAAGATCACCCAGTGTATGGGCTTATTCACGATCTCCCCAATGACGAAATGACAACACAGACCTGGCGTGAGGCATCCATGGGACATCTTACGTTAAGCGGAAATTGCTACTCGATTATCACACACAATAAAAAGGGGCAAGCTGTTGACCTTTATCCTGTAGATTGGCATATGGTTGATCCGAAACGAAATCCAAACACAGGAAAAATTGAGTACCACATTATCGATCGGGGTAAGATAGAGGTTTTTCCAATAGAAAAAGTTTTTCATATACCTGGATTTGGCTTTGACGGAATTAGAGGATACAGCCCGATTCGTATGGCTGCTGAATCTATTGGAATTGGCATGGCTGCCTCTGAGTTTTCAGCACGATTTTACGGTCAGGGAATGAACATTGGCGGTGTGTTGGAACATCCCAATGCGTTGAGTGATGAAGCATACGGACGATTACAAACATGGCTCGATGAAAAAGGATTGGGAATGGCCAACTCATGGAAGCCTCTTATTTTAGAAGAGGGGATGAAATTTAATCGAATTCCGATGCCACTAACGGATGCTCAGTTTGTTGAAACAAGGAAATTTACCCGCGATGAAATAGGCGGGTTATTTCGTGTACCGCCACACATGATAGGTAATTTAGAAAGAGCAACTTTCTCAAACATCGAGCATCAAGGCATAGACTTTGTTCAACATGCGATGCTACCGTACATCACAAGATGGGAACAAGCAATCAACTGGAAGCTGTTTACAAGAGTAGAGCGTGAAGATGGGTATTATGCGAAGTTTAATCTTTCGGGCCTTTTGCGTGGCGACTACAAGAGTAGGCAAGAAGGATTAGCAATTATGAGACAAAATGGTGTTATCAATGGGGATGATTGGCGCGGGCTTGAAGAGATGAATCCGATTGACGGTCCAGAAGGAAAGGAATATTTAGTGAATGGAAATATGATTCCAGTAACAGTAGCGATGAGAAAAGGAGGTGAAACGAAACAATGAATATAAGAGCTGAGATAGATAAGACAAAGGATAAAACTCGCCCTAAATTCTGGTCCTTTAAAGCTAGTAACCAGAACAAGGGCGAACTTTATCTGTACGGGATTATTGAAAACTACTCATGGTGGGGCGATGAATTGACGCCACAGGGGTTTAAAGCGGAACTTGATGCCTTGGGGGATATCTCGGAATTACATGTTTACATCAACTCTGATGGTGGAGATGTTTTCGCAGGCCAAGCGATCTACAGCATGTTAAAACGCCATAAAGCAAAAGTAATTGTTCACATCGATGGGATAGCAGCATCAATAGCAACTGTCATTGCAATGGCAGGTGATGTCATTCACATGCCTAGAAATGCAAATATGATGATTCATGGTCCCTCGACGTATGTTGGTGGGAATGCGGCGAAGCTACGGAAAATGGCAGATGATTTGGATATTGCAAAAGAGGGAATGATTGCAGCCTATCAAGAGAAAACAGGTATAGATCGAGATATTCTTCTGCCAATGCTAGAGGTAGATACGTGGTTGACGGCAGAAAAAGCAGCCGAACTAGGATTTGCGGACGTAATCGATGAAGATAAGCAAATAAGTGCGTGTGTAACTGATGGAAAATGCATCATTAACGGACAGCAAATGGATTTGATAAGAAAATATGAAAATGTACCTCACAATTTAGTAACACCTAAAGCGTCAGCAGAGCCAGAACAATCAAACACAACCCAAGAAACAGAGCGGCCGAAGCGGTCGCTTTCTTTGTATGAAAAAAGAATTAAAAATAACAATCACCGGAGGTTTTAAACCATGAAAAAACAAAAAAACATGTTGTTTTCCATGAATCTTCAATATTTCAACCAGCCTACTACGCAAGAATTGTTACAAGTGCGAGCCGAAAAAATTGAACAGCAACAAGCCATTTTAGCAGTGGCTAAATCCGAAGAGTCTCGGAATTTAACAGCGGAAGAAGACCAAGAGTTCGAAACGTTAGAATCAGAAATCCTAGAAATGGATCATAAAATTGAAGCTAGGTACAAGATGGAACAACGTGAAAATATAGTGGCAAATCGTGCAAAGGAGCTAGAAGCACCAGTAACCCCGTATCGCCCAAGTGCATTGTACGGCGCTCCTACACAACCAACACAGAAGGACGACGGTGGATTCGCCAATTTCGGAGAATTCGTTCATGCTCTTCGATTTGGTGATGATAAAGGACGTTTATCAGCTCTAGCAACTGGACAGGGCGATGGAGGCGGTAAACAAGTCCCACTAGCATTCCACGATCAATTAATGTCCTTTAGAAATGAATGGACCATGGGCGGAGAAGGCGGAGCCGAATCATTTTTACCGCAGCAATACCGTCCCAATACAGTATTACAAATCAACCCTGAGACAACCATTGTCCGCCCAAGAGCTAATGTATTACCTGCTGGCAATCCACCTGATGCAAAAATCACCCTCCCATCCTTAGATCAAGGTTCGAAAGGTGTTTACGGGGGAGTAGAAGTAAAATGGATTAATGAAGGAAAAACAAAGCCAGATACTAGCGGAGAATTGGACGAGATAACTCTTCAACCGAATGAAGTTGCAGCGAGTACCGTTGTTACTGATAAATTATTACGAAACTGGCAGTCAGCAAACAGATTTATCAGTAGCTTGCTAACAAAAGCAATGGACGCTGCCGAAGACATTGCCTTCTTAACTGGAAATGGAGTAGGCAAACCTACAGGAATTTTAAATGCAAACGGCGGACTAGCAGTAAATAGAGAAACTGCAAATAAAATTTCATATGTCGACATTGTATACATGCTTGCAAAGCTACTTCCAGATTCGGTAGGTAATGCCATGTGGGTAGCTCATCAATCAACGTTACCTCAACTAATGACATTGCAGGACGGAGCAGGTCGATATATTTTTGTTCAAGGAGATGCAACAAAAGGAATTCCGAGTACATTAGCTGGAATCCCAATTCGCTTCACTGGCCGGACAAAACCAGTAGGACAAAAAGGAGACTTAGCTCTCTTAGACTTCACTTACTACCTAATTAAAGACGGATCAGGTCCGTTCGTATCAGCATCTGAGCATGTACTTTTCCGTGACAATAAAACAGTTATCAAAGCATTTTGGAATGTAGATGGAAAGCCTTGGGTCGTAGAACCGTTGACTCTTGAAGATGGCGTCACACAAGTTAGTCCATACGTTGAATTAGATGTACCGAAAGTGTAGAGGGGCCTTCTTTGGCTCCTTTTTCTAGTGGAAAGGCGGCGAAATAATACATGGCGACAAAAAAATATGAAGTGATAGCGGATTTTATAGATTCAGCTACAGATGAGACTGTAAAAGCGGGATCTATTTTCGAAATGGATGAAAAACGGGTAAAAATAGCAAAAGAGGCTAAGGTTTTAGGAGATGAAGTAAAAAAAGAGACTTCGAGATCTAAAAATAACGATTCTAAGCCAAGTACAGATCAAGTTGCACCTGAAGCAGAGAATCAAGATGTTCACGAAGCGGATGATCAAGGTGAAAAATAATGTTGACAACACTTTCTAAGGCTAAAAGGCTGATGGGTGTACCATCAGAAAATGAGTCGCGAGACGTTGAAATCTTAGCATTTCTAACAGCAACCTCTACAGCTATCGAGAACTATTGCCGAAGATCTTTCGGATTACAGGAGTATAAAAACCAGAAATTTGATGGCGTTAGAGGGAATTACTTGTTAGTAAAAAACTTTCCTGTCCACTCTGTTTCGAGCGTCCAAATCAATAAAACAGAAATAAAGGATTACGAGATAATTGACGACAAGGGTATGTTATTCCGCACAACGGGTTGGCAAGCAAAAGAACGTGAAATTTCTGTTTCTTACATGGCCGGCTACGTTCTTCCTGCAGATGCCACGGAGGAAAATCCGTGTACGTTACCGGAACCTTTGGAACTTGCTTGCATTCTCTACTGTCAAACGCTCATGCGTACACCAGGAGTGAGCGCAGAACGTGTAGGGGATATATCTGTCTCTTACACGAGCGAAGGAGAAAACATACCGTTTGCCGTGAAAAGTCTCATCAATCCGTATAGACGAGAACCATAAAGGCATGAGTAAAAAACCGACTAAAAAAAGATCAAGACGGGCGAATGTAACCATAGAAGAAGTCAATTTGATTCCGGCTATTTTGGAGCAACTTGAAAAATTGCTAGTAGAAGAGATATATGTAGGAGTTTTTGGTGATGCACAGATGGCGAAGATCGCTGCTTATCAGGAATACGGAGCGCCAAAAGCTGGTATTCCAGAACGTTCTTTCCTACGGGCAGGTATGGAAAAACATAAGGCTGCTGTATCAAAAATTGTACGTAATGAGCTAAAAAGCGTCGTTGAATTACAGGGAGATGTTGGCGAAATGATGAATCTCGTTGGTCAATCGGCAGCCGACAAAGTGAAGAAGTATTTCGAGAAGCTCAATGATCCACCATTGAAACCACAAACGATTGCTAGAAAAAAAGATAGAAACCCGAAACCACTGGTTAATACAGGAGATATTCGAGATGCTATTGGATTTGAGGTGAAGCCAAAAGGATGATTCAATTTACGAACATGTTACATCGTTATTCTGTTCCTTGTTCTCTTGTTAGAAAAAACGGGCAATGGAACGAGGATGGAGAATTTAAAAAGCAACCTACAGACCCCATTTCTCTGCAATTGGCTATACTGCCTATTGATGCCAAGATGATGCAACTTGCTGGTGGACGATACACGATGGAGGATAAAGCGATCTATTCGACTCAACCACTTATTATCGGTGACCAGATCAAGTATAAAGGCGGTACGTTTACAATTGATCACGAGGTGGATTACTCGGAGTATGCTGATTTTAAGAAGTACATGGTAAAGAGGGTAAGTACGCATGGTTAATTTCGACCTTATACGTTCTACGATTGTTCAAGGGTTGAGTTCTTATCTTGACATGATGGTCATTGAAAGTGACGTAGCTGTGGAAATTCCGCCGTATCCGTTTATAACCTACAACTTCATTACGCTAGGTATCAGTTCTGACGGTATCCCCTCGATGACGCTAGTGGATGATGGGGTTGACCATGTACGTGAACAATACATGGATCAACCCACGTTCCTTGTAAGTTTTCATTCGTATGCGGATCGTAAGGCAGACAGTATTAAAAATGCCATGAGAGCACAGGATTGGCTACGCTTGATTGGTAGCGAAGAAATGAAGAGGGAAGCCAATCTTGTCGTAGTCGACTGTGGAGACATTCATAATCGAGATGTACAAGTGGGAGATGAATGGGAACGAAGAAACGGATTTGACGCGCGGTTTAGGGCAACGAGTGTGGTTGAAATAAGAAATACATGGATTGAAAAAGCCAATATTAGGAGGGAATAGTGTGCCTGACTCATTAAAAGATGTAACGGTTATTATCGATATTCAAAGACCAACGGGGCGGATTGGTTTTGGAAAACCCCTCATCTTAGGTTCAAAATCAGGTGGATTTGATTATAAAGAATATCTGGATGTAGAAAGCGTCAAGAATGACTTTGCAGAGACGACAGAGGAATACAAGGCAGCAAAAGCCATTTTCAATCAAGATAAACGTCCAGAAACAATTGCTATTACGTGCCGAAACTCATCAAAGGATGCTGAAACCTTCAAAGACCGATTAGAATCTGTATTAGGTAAAGACTGGTACTTTCTAATTAGCACAACGACAGTAAAAGAAGATGTCATGGAGCTCGCTGATGTCATCGAAACAGATAAATACCGTATCTTTTTTGCCAGGACATCTAGCAAGATAGATGCTGCTGAATGGAAAGAGAAAAAATTCACCCGAACGGCCGTGCTTTATCATGAAGATCCTTCTACTTATCCTGAAAGCGCATGGGTCGGGAGAACAGGTTCTGCTCCTGTTGGTAGCGTGACATGGAAATTTAAAACGTTAAAAGGAATCAAACCTCTAGATGTAAAACCAACTGAATTGAAAGAAATTCATGATCTACATGCGAACACGTATGTAACAAAAGCTGGTGATGATATCACGAGCGAAGGAAAGGTTCTGAGCGGCGAGTACATCGACATTATGCATGCAAAGGATTATGTACAATTCTCTATCGAGTATGCTGTTCAGAAGTTATTAAACAGCACAGATAAGGTTTCTTATACGGACGGCGGAATTGCTCAAATAGAAAGCGTTGTTCGTACAATCTTACAAAGAGCTCATAATCAAGGTATCATTGCCACTGATAAAGACGGCATTGGAATATACGGCACAGACTTTAAACAAAGAGCAGAGGTTGACCCAGCGGATAGAGCCGAACGGGTATACAACCAGGGCTCTTTTTTCTTTGAACTAGCAGGCGCCATCCATGCAACTAAAATTCATGGAGTCATGAAGTTTTAACAAGGAGGATGTGAAATGGCAACGAAGACCTATGATCCAAAAAACGTATCAATCATTGTAAACGGAGTGCATATCACTGGGCTGGGTGAGGGTATGGTCGAAATATCTAAAGACGAAGACAATTACGAGACGAAAGTAGGTGCTCAGGGCGATACGATTCGTGTCAAAATCAACAACAAGCTGGGCACTGTGAAAATTACGATACAACAAACGAGCCCTCAATTGTCGTTCCTAGAAAAGCTGGCCAACACAGGAGAAATGGTTCCGATCAGTGTCATTTCATCAAATGACCCAAAAGAAGTTTCTTCTGCAACGGAAGCCTATGTAAAGAAAAACCCAGATCGAAAGTACGGAAAAGATGCAGAAGATCGCGAATACGAGCTTCAAGCATTAGACCTGAAAATGGAATAGGAGAGATACAATATGTCAATGTTTAAACAAAAAAAATACACTTCTACAAGCGGAAACGTTTATACGTTTCAACATCCTGGTGTGCGTTCAGCTACTCAAATTGGCGATCGCACAAAGAACAAGTACGGTGTACAGCTAGAAGAAAAAATAGCTGATGAGATGTTCAAATATGTCATCGTGGATCCAAAAGTTAGTTGGGATTACTTCGGGGATAACAAACAGGAATTTAACGAGGTAGTCGGTGGTGCGTTAAAATTCGTGGAAGGAATGGATGACGACGAAGAAGAAGAGTCAAATGGCGATATCTAAAGAAGAAGCTCGAAAAAGAGCGCTGAAAAACTGGTCAATGTGGAGGATATTGCTCTCTGATATGAATATAACGTACAGCGAACTTGATAAGATGCATCAAGACGACCTTGCAGAGGCAAATGCCGCATTAGATATCCATATCGAAGCAATAGATAAAAAACTCAAAGAACAAGAAAAGCGCCCGTAAAAAAAAGGGCGCTTTTCTTGTTTTCGATAAAAAAGTCGGTGAATACATGGGAGCCATAGGAAACCTGATGTTCGCCATCGGGTTCAAAGTTGCGAAAAGCAGTCTTACGAAAGCGTCTCAAGACATTGATAAGTTTAAAGGAAAAACAAGGTCAGCGGCTGATGAGGCAGAGAAAGCTTCCTCCAAGTTTTCAAAACTAGGAAAGTCTATGGTTATTGCAGGTGGAATTGTAGCAGGTGGAGTAGCAACCGGTATGGGTGCTATTGGGGTTGCGACATGGAAAGCAGCCAATCAATCCCAAGAAGCCTTTCGTATCATGCGGACAGGGACAGGGGCAACTGGCGAACAACTAGACAGCCTTATGCAAAGCTATAGGAATCTAGGAAGTCAAGTTCCAGATGATTTAAATACCGTTGCCAAAGTAATGGCTGATTTAAATACTCGTACAGGTGCAACTGGAAAAACATTGGAAGAAATGTCTGGTAAAATCCTTAGTTTAACAGCAGTCGCAGGTGTAAATGCCGACAACATGATTACTCAATCAACTAGAATGATGGGGGATTGGAGCCTACAAGTCGATAAAGGTGGAGAGACACTAGATAAGCTATTCTATGTGTCGCAAAATACCGGAATTGGCATGGAAGCCTTAGCCGAAAAAATGACGAAATTCGGCGGTCCATTGCGACAAATGGGATTTGATTTTGATACATCTGCTGTATTAATGGGGAAATGGGAAAAAGAAGGCGTAAATGCCGAGCTTGTTTTGGGTTCTCTACGGATTGCTCTTGGAAAAATGGCGAAGGATGGCGTCAAGGATACGAATAAAGCGCTCACCAATGTAATTAATAAGATTAAACAGACAAAAACAGTCGGGGAAGGAACCGCCTTGGCTATGGAAGCCTTTGGTGCGAAAGCTGGTCCTGACATGGCTGCTGCCATAAAGGAAGGTCGATTTGAGTTAGGCGAGTTAGTAGCGGGCATGCAAAATAGCAAAGGAATCATTGATGAAAACTACGCTGAAACAGAGACGTTTGGGGATAAGATCGCGACTCTAATGAACAAGATTAACATTGGTCTTGGTCCTTTAGGCGATAAAATAACGGGGATGGCAGAAAAAGCATTTCCTTTCATTACGAAGCTATTTGATGATATGTCTCTTGGTTTTGATAATTGTCTGCCGCATATAGAATCTTTTGCGGCTGCATTAGGAACAGGTATAGAAAACACAATCCGTGGTGCATCGGCAACCATTGGTTTCTTCAAAGAAAACATAGATATCCTTGGTCCTGCCATTGGAGCAATCGCTCTTGTAATTGGTGTTGGACTCATTCCTACTCTGTGGGGAATGGCTAAGGCTGGATGGGCTGCTGTCGCCCCTTGGCTACCGTTAATTGGGATCGCCCTAGTCGTAGGTGCCGTTGTTGCGGGTGTCATTTGGACATTCAAAAACTGGGGAAAAGTATCTGACTGGCTAACTCAGAAGTGGACACAGTTTAAAAACTGGATTTTCGGAGTATTTCAGTCGATCGGAAACTTTTTTGGAAGCTATTGGCCGTATGCTTTGGCACTATTAACGGGCCCGTTAGCTCCACTGGTTATGGTTGTTATTGCTTTTTGGGACGAAATAGAGTCATTCACCGTTGGAATCTTCACTTCCATAGGCGATTACTTATCACAAACGTGGAACAGCATTTGTAGTACGATTTCTGGATTTGCTAATCAAATATGGACAGACATCTCCGGAAATTGGAATACCATTATTGGTTTTCTGCAAGGAATCAATCTGTTCGACATCGGTCAAAACATTATACAAGGGTTACTTGACGGAATCACCAATATGACAGATGCCGTTTGGGAGTCGGTAACGAATATCGCAAGCGGAATTAAAGATAAAATCACAGGTTTTCTCGATATACATTCGCCATCACGTGTCATGATGGAACTAGGAATGTGGACGAGTGAAGGGCTTGCGCAAGGTATTCAACAAGGCGAATCAAGCGTACTAGGTTCTTCGGAAGAACTTGCTCAAGCAGTCGAACAGCCCCATGGACAGCAGGCGTATTCCCAAAGTCTTACACCTGCACTTGCACCAGCAACCAGTGTCTCTCGAAACGCTGTACATTCGACCGCAGAAGTTACTGTAAACCTTACAGTCAATGGTGGAAGCCCCACGATTGCACAAGATATCAAAGAGCAAGTAGAGTTGGCAATAGCAAATGTTTTTGAAAGCCTTTCTCGTAGACAAGGAATACCAGGGGCGGTGGAGTAAATGGCGACAATCAACGGTATGTATATCACGGTTGAGTCAGAGGAACCCTCTTACGAGGTCGACGTGACGGAACAGCCAGTTGAGACGGGGATAAATCTAATCGATCATATCCGTCGGAGGGCTACTACAATGTCAATTAGCGGAGTAATTGCTGGTGAAGATGCCGCCCAAATAAGAGAAGTAATCAAAACTCTTTCACATACAGGAACAATCATGGAGTATATCGGGAGAAATTATTTCACAGGGATTATCACCAACTTTCAGACGAAGCACCATCATAGGATTGCCAATGGATACGAGTTTTCAGCTACGTTAAAAGAAATTCGAATCGCAAAGAGTTCCTATATAGAAACCTTGCCATTACCCATCAAGGCACAGGCAGCTCCTATCATCAGTGCGGGAAGAAAGCAGAAAAAGAAGAAGGGGAGCGAAAAGAAGAAGAAGAAAGGCGATAAGTCGATATGGGAAGCATAATTGATATTGAAAAGGAATTAATCCCCTACCATTTCGAAATCTCACTTGTTGATGAACTTTTTGAAATGGAGATCCACTATAACAGCGAGTATGATTTTTTTACAGTCGACTTACTGAAAAATAAAGAGGTGCTCGTGTACGGTGAAAAAATCGTATACGGGATGCCTCTTTTTCGTACGGGGGCAGATGAACGGTTCCCGAAAATCGAGATTATCCCTTATGATGAGTCCGAAAAGGACCAAATTGTTACATGGCAAACCCTACATGAGACGGTGTTTTTGTTTATTGAAGAGGAGGCGTAAGACTGATTCACTAAACATTGTACAACACATTTATTAACGTGTTGTACAATGTTAATAGGTGATAATAATGTACTCAATAGGAAAGTTCTCTAAACTCATAGGTGTTACCCCTAAAACATTAAGAGAATGGGATAAGTCAGGAAAACTAATTCCTGATTTAGTGAAAGACAACGGATATCGTTACTACTCGGAAAATCAATTGTATGAGTATCTGCATAGACCAAAAGTGCGACAGAAGAAAATAACGATTGGATATTGCAGAGTGTCTAGTTATAAGCAGAAGGATGACCTTGAACGGCAAGTAGAGAATGTAAAATCCTACATGATAGCCAAGGGATACTCGTTTGACGTAGTAACGGACATAGGCAGTGGCATCAACTACGAAAAACGTGGATTGTTGCAACTGATGGACTGGGTAGTACAAGGGAGAATAGAGCGTATTGTTATTCTCTACAAAGACAGGTTATTACGATTTGGGTTTGAACTCTTTGAAAATCTGTGTAAAAAGTTTGATGTAACCATTGAGATTATCGACAATTCAGAGAAGACAGAGGAACAAGAACTCGTAGAAGACCTTATTCAGATTGTCACAGTTTTCAGTTGTAGGCTTCAAGGCAAGCGAGCAAACAAAGCGAAGAAAATGATAAAGGAGTTGGTGGAAAATGATACTAGCGAAGAAGACTAGACTAAAGCCAACTCCTGAACAAGAGAAACAATTATGGAAGTCTGTAGGTACTGCTCGTTGGGCTTACAATTGGACAGTAGCGAGACAAGAAGAAAACTACCGAAATGGTGGCAAATTTTTAGTAGATGGTGACTTGAGAAAAGAGATAACTCAGATAAAGCAGTTAGGTGAATATTCTTGGCTATATGAAGTATCTAATAATGTAACGAAGCAAGCTGTCAAAGATGCTTGCGAAGCATACAAAAAGTTCTTCAAGAAACTAGCAGACAAGCCAAGATTCAAGAGTCGTAAACACTCTAAGCCTTCATTCTACAACGATACAGATAAGCTAAAGGTTAAACACAATCTTGTACTGATCGAAAAAGTAGGATGGGTACAAACAACAGAACAACTTCCGACAGAAGTCAAGTACAGCAATCCTCGTATCTCATTTGACGGGAAGTATTGGTACTTAGGTGTCGGTATTGAACAAAAAGTAGAGAAATCTACATTGACTGATGAAGTCATTGGTATAGACATAGGTGTCAAAGACCTTGCTATCTGCTCTAATGGCATGACATTCAAGAACATCAACAAGACAAAAGCTAGTAAGAAAGCAGAGAAACGTTTACGTAGGTTGCAACGTAAGGTCTCTCGCAAATATGAGATGAACAAGGAGGGAAGCCGTTTTGTCAAAACTTGCAACATTGTAAAAGTAGAAAAGTCCATTCGTTTGCTTCATCGGAGACTAACGAATATCCGTACCAATCACATTCATCAAGCTACTAACGCTATCGTGAAAACCAAACCTAGCACAGTAGTGATGGAGACATTGAATATCAAAGGTATGATGAAGAATCGCCATTTATCTAAAGCTATCGCACAACAGAAACTGTACGAGTTCAAAAGACAACTACAGTACAAGTGCGAGAAATATGGCATTCATTTCATGGAAGCTGACAAATGGTATCCTTCATCTAAAACCTGTTCTAATTGTGGTCAGATCAAGAAAGACTTGAAACTATCAGATAGAGAATTCAAATGTGATTGCGGGCTAGAAATAGATAGAGACCTCAATGCAGCTATCAATTTAGCCAAACTAGCAAGCTAGCACTTAAAACGCTACTGCTAGTATGTAGGATTCGTTGTATCCGAATTTACGCCTGCGGAGTGTCATACCAAATGCAAGTAGCTACGGCAAACGCAGACACAGTGAAACAGGAAGCAAACAAAAGAATGTATAAACTTTTACAATCTTTTGGCAACGGAGGAAGATTGAAAAATTTTGGACGTGTCGCAGAAGTACAAACAGCCAATATGAGCTTCTCGAACAGCAATTTTACGATAGAATTTACTGTTCCTTTCGATAATGACCCCTTGCCAAACGAGAGCGAAATTAATCTATATAACCTCGCTGACTCGACGATTGCAAAGATAAAACGTAACGACACGTTACTCATTAATGCTGGTTATCAAGGCGATGTCGGTGTTATTTTACACGGCTTTATTTCTAAGATAGCAACAAAATGGGATGGTATTGATAAAATTACTGCCATTCATGTTATAGATTCAGAAAATTTATCAAAAAGAAAAACGAAGGACATGACATATGCACCTGGTACACTGGCAAGCTATATCTTAAAAGATATGGCTGCCATCCTTGGCCTTCCTGTTGCTCACTTTCAATTAAACCAAAACATTAGGTATGACAATGGGTATACGGCGAGCGGCGAAGTGACGAGTACCATTAAAAAAATCGCCGCCGATTGTGGGACGAGTGCTTATGTGAACAAAGGAAAATTGTACATTAGGAATTTGCGTAAAGGAGCTGATTCCGTTTTCAACTTGTCGCCAGACACTGGTTTGATCGGCTCACCGGAGCCATTTGAGGAAGAAAAATTCAAAGGATTACATGTAAAGTCTCAGCTTCAACACAGGATCACAACAGCATCAGTTATTGACCTCTCTTCCAAGCAGTTCAAAGGAAGATTGCATGTTCGAAAAGGATCACACAAACTTAGTGGCTCTGATTTCGTGACAGAAATGGAGGCGATTTTCCCTTGAGTGATGCGGCCCAAGCAGCTAACACTTTCATTTCAGGCTCCATTGAAAATGCCCTAAAAGACTTTCGTGTCAGTTTTCCCTGTAGGGTTGAGACATTTAACAAAGAAACTTGTTTAGCAACGATACAGCCTTTACTCAAACATGATGACAACGTTCCCGCACTGATACAAAACGTGCCAGCAATAGGTCAACGTTTTTTGTTGGAAGGTGAAGACACACCCCGTGCTTACAAACCTTGTTTACATACAGGAGATATCGTTTTCGTTGTGTGCAGTGATCAAGAGGTAAAAAATGCTTTATCGGGAGCACTAGCTAGCCCATCTTCTAGAAGGAGACACAGTTTAAACGATGCCGTAATTATAGGGGTGTTCCCGTGCAGTCTTTAAAATTGGTGGATGGGGACGTCGTTTTTGATGCGAATGGTGATTTAGTCATGATCGATGGAGCTGAAGAATTTGCCCAGTGTCTTCGCTTAACACTCGGAATGAACAAAGGCGAATGGTTTCTTAATCCGGAACTTGGAATAAAATGCAGTGCCTTCTTAGATAAAAGCCAGTCCGACGAAGAAATGAGAGAACAGATTCGGCAAGGACTTTTTCAAGAGCCTCGCACAAAAACAGTGGAAGACATTCGTTTCACTCTCGACAGAAAAAAGAGATTGATGGACGTCCATTTTGTTGTAACAAGCATAGAAGGGTATAGGATCGAAGAAGGAGTGGCGGTCCATGTTGACTGAGAAAGGTTTTAAACGGAGGCGTTTTGTTGATATTTTTCATGATATGGAGACAAAAGGGAAGGAATCACTCGGGGAAAAGATCAATTTGTCCGACAAGAGTCCTTTAGGTATCATTTTTCGTTTATTTGCCTGGGGGTTAAGTCTGCTTTGGCAACAAGTCGAGAGAGTATATTATAGTCGTTTTATTGATACCACCGATGGAAAAAGTATGGATTATGTGGCAAAGAATATCGGTATTTCTCGGGCCACGTCTCGCAAATCTTTTGGTCAACTAACGATTACGGGGGACGATACCACCATCATTCAACAGGGATTTCGTTTCTCTACAAAAACAGGAGTCCTCTTTGAAAGCCAACAAGAAGCTGTCATTACATCTGGACAAGCTGTAGTAAAGATACAGGCAGTAGAAGCGGGATCATCTGGAAATGTACCTGCAGGAGCGGTAAATACTGTGGTCAATCCGATACCAGGTGTTAGTTCCGTAACAAACCCAAACAAGATTGAGAACGGACGGGATAGAGAAACGGATCATGAATTCCGCAAGAGGTATGACCAATCTATTTCCAAGGGTGGAAGTAGCACAACAGCAAGTATTATAGCAGGTATTTTAAACGTACCTGGCGTACGTGACTGTATAGTTGAGGAAAACGACACGATGGAATATAGAAATGGGGTTCCTCCAAAATCATTAGGTCCTGTTGTGTTTGGTGGAGACGATAAAGATATAGCAGAGATCATAAAGGCGACAAAAGCGGGTGGCATTAGATCATGGGGAGAAAAAGAGATTGCTGTGCAAGATTCTCTTGGAACGGAACACATGATCGGATTTACTCGTCCTAAAGTCGTTGATATTTATGTGAAAGTCACAGTAGTGATCAATTCACACTTTCCAATTGACGGATATACTCAGGTACGTACAGCTATTGTAAAGCATATTGGCGGCAGGGACGAAGACGATACGTTATACTCTGGATTACGTCTGGAAGAACCCGTTGTTCATTCTCAAATGATCAGTGCGGTGTACGAAGTGAAAGGGATAACCGATGTTACACTTGCGATTGGAACTGAACCAGAAAAACTACGTTCAGACAATATATCTATCAGCTCAAAGCAAGTAGCGGAATCGGATTGGCAGAAAGTCGTGGTGGATTAAATGGATTTTTTTCGTCTCTTGAAGAGAATACCCGATGTTTACCGTAACATATTTCCTGGTAACGTAGCTAACATCTATCGTCTTGTTGCCGATGAAATGGAACTTGTGAAGGAAACGCTAGATAAAATGGAACGATTTGAAGATATAGATCAAGCTACGGGTTACACGCTAGATCGGATTGGCAGAAATGTACTGCAAGCACGTGAGCAAATGTCTGATGAAGAATACCGAGAAATGATTAAAACGAAAATACGTGCCAATCTTTCTCCTGGCGATATTGAAACGATAGTGGAATTGGCCCGTGTTTTCGTGGGTGATCACCTTGCATCTGTTCAAGAGATGTGGATGGTGAAGAATCACAAAAATTCAGGAGAGCCGGCCGCCTTACTCTTTACGATTAACCAGTATGACGAATTAAAAAGAATTCCTTACGCCGCCTTAAAAAGTGTGGTGGCTGGAGGCATTCGAATATACTTCCAGATTAACGAATCAGAAGGAACGATTGAATACTCTTCCATAGAGAATCCTATTGTCACGATCCATGCTTATCAGATTTGCGATACATTTTCTGCAGGCGGTGAATATGAGCTATGATAACCCCCTATTCTCTAGAGGAACAGGCGAAGCACTTACAAACGTTATTTGCTACGGCCGAGATCGAAATAAACGGAATGATGAAACCAATGCCTCTCACCAGTGTCCTAGAAGGGAAAAAGGTGAGATTTTTTATTGATGTGCCAGCAAGCGATACTGGCACGATTACGCGGCGAATCATCAAGAATGTAAGCGACCAGATTTGCTGGATAGATCCAATTGGAACGTTTACGATCAACAAGCCAGATGTGGAACTTAGAATAGAAATACCAATTTCACTTTTGTGGAAAGAGGGTATTTAGAGTATGAAAGACAAGTTACCTTATTTCATTGATAGAAGATACAACTATGGGGAGGAACAACAGTATGAAATTGTATGGTCAGATGGAAGAAGAGAGATAGTCGATGTAAAGAAACTAGGAATCGTTCAAGAAGGCAGTCGCATTAATGCTGCCATACTAAACAGGATCGTAGAGGAAATAAACCAGTTGATGGGTACGTATGATACCCTCAGACGTTTCCAGCTAAATTTCATTGCGGCAACGATTGAACAGGAAACAAAAAATAACGCTAACCTAACTGGTGTAGACGCAAATATTGTGATTGAAACGTTTCGAAACCTAGACGATATCAACTTATTAGAAGGGGCCTTTGATGAAGGTAATCAAAAGGTCTATTTACCGTGATATAAGGAGGGAGAACATGGACTCAAAGATTACAATACCGTACAAATGGAGCTTTGATAAAGATTCAGATAGGCAAACTGTAGCCTTAAAGAAAGATGACCTACTAGTAGGGTTTGTTAGATCGGAAAAGGGTAATGAAAAGTTTGAAATTGTTTCTGATAAGGGAGGCATTTCATTATTTAAATCGAGTTCCTATAACACAGGTGGCCAGATTGTCGATTCTATCTCAGCAGTTGTTTATAAGGCTACGTCTGATGTGACTACAATGCTTACTTTTCGCGCACTTACGGATGCTTCTAACATAAAGTATGCAGTTGCTGCTATTTTTCGTAATGCAGAATCAGTTGCGTTTGATAGTCCTGGTTATCGACAGGGTTCACCAGAACAGTCATTACCTGCAAACAAACAAAACGGTATGGGAATTTTATTACTAAACCGTTATACCTCTGGTCCAACGACATCCCCGTATACGGTAACTGCGAAGATAGAAAGTGATAATGGTTCAACGATGTTGACCTTAGATAACATACGCACACAGAGCGCACAGCCTGCCACGATTTCTCATGGAGGAGGTGCATATTCAGCAGTAGTAGCCTTTTTACTAGCAACAGCTGTAAAAGGTCCTAATAAACCAAGTAATCTCAGCCCATCGGGAACAAGTAGTTTACCAGCTAACGTAGGTTCAGCCTTTACAATTTCGTGGTCTTACAGTAGCCCTGACACTGGGAGCACACAGAAGGCCTACCAAGTAGTTATCAAAAAGAAGGAAGATAATCGTCTATTTTACGATACGGGTAAAGTAATTAGTGGAAGTAGTACGTTTACTTTACCGGAAAAGACACTACAGCCTGATACGGAATATGAATATACGGTGCAAGTATGGGATCAACACGATAATGTAAGTCAAACAAGCGAAGTACAATACCTTAAAACATATAAAGCTCCCACAGCTACTGCATTATCGCCTATAGGAAGTATGATCGAGCCTGGTGGGACTAGCTTATCACCCACTCTAAAGTGGACGTACCATGATCCGCAGGGACTCCAGACATACGCCTTTTCGATAGAGGTAAAAAAAGGATCTGACCATTCTTTGGTGGACGATTCCCATGTATTATCAACAAATAGCCAATCCTATGAGATACCTCCAGGCAAATTGGAAGCGGGTGTGCTCTATAGTTGGTCGGTTCAAGTACATTCAGAAGAACGTTTGCAAAGTGAATGGACACCAGAACAATATTTTATTACGAACACACCACCTTCTGCTCCAACACTGACTTTGCCTGTTGATACTTATCGGACAGATATAAAACCGATCTTCGAAGCAATAGCTGGTAGTGATCCTGAGGATGATAGACAAGGATTTGTTATTGAGATCGCAGAGGATGACCAATTTACCCACGATACGCGTGTATACAACAGCAAAGCAAATTATAAAAACTGGAGCTATTACGATGGCCATGAGTGGAAGCCGTTTGACGATTACACAGTAAGTAACGACACCGTTAAAGGGAAAAAGATACGATTTAATATGATTGAGGAAATACCTTTAGTACGAAATAGGACTATGTATTGGCGTATGGCTGGTGTAGACGGAACAACAGGAGCGACTGGAAACTGGTCTAAAACTCAATCGATCCGAGTAGGAAATGTCCTACAATTTCAGCTAAAAGAACCTATTTTAGATAAGGTAGAAGCTCAAAGACTTGTCATGAATGCTGTGTACAAGATAGCCGAGGATGGTGCTACTCCATCTAGACTACTGGTAGAGGTAAGCAACAATGCTGCGGATGAATCACCCACATGGGAAGATATGACACAAGCGTTTGTAAACAGGGATTACCTTGAGTTGCAAAATCGGGTGAAGCAAGCAGAGAAATGGGGGCTAAACGTGAGGATCACCGTTTTTGCGAATGACAGTTTAGACCCAATCGAATTTGACGCGTTTGGTTTTTCTTTTGACTAAAGTGAGGTGATACGGTTTGGAAATTGCAAAATCAACTAATTTAGAAAAATTGCGTGCTGAAAAAGAACAGTTAGAGAAAGAAAAACAGAAATTGCTAGATCAAGTAGACCAACTAGAAAAAGAAAAACGGGATTTAATGCTCACTGTCACAGACATGTACGAGCAAAATGTAGAGTCAAACAAGCGGGTTACAAATATCATGATTGCCGTAACAGAGCTCTTTGAACAATTTTTAGAATTACAATCAGGAGGTAATGACTAATGGATTCAATGGTTCCGATCTACTGTTCTTTAATCGAATCAGGTGACAAAACTCTGGAGCAGGTGCCTAAACAACTTAGAGATAAAGTTGAAAGTCAATTGAACGCCAATGAAGCTGATTAAAAGAGCTTTAGAGGCGTTTTTGCTTTGGCTGTTGATTCTTGTGAAAGGGGGTGAATCAATCATGGCCATTGCGACCATTTACGTATACCTGATCTTGGATGGCGATAAATTTTATATCCAAGTACCAACTAAAATCCAACCAGAAGTAAAGCGACAACTTACTGTACTGGGATATGAAGAACTAGATAAGTAACGCCTTTTCCATAGTGGGAGAGGCGTTTTTCATGGGGAGCTGAGGCTCCCTTTTTATTTTTACCCCAAGGGGTGAGGAGGCATGATACATGCGGCTAACAATGGAGATTCAAACCTTATTCAAACCAGGAAACGGTATTGCTGCTCTTATAGGAGCCGTGGTCCTCCCGTGGGTAGACATTCTATACGGTGCAGAACGTCGAGAAGTATTGTTTTTCTTCTGTCTAATAATTGGAGCAGATTGGCTTACAGGTGTTTGTGCATCGAAAAGAGAGAAAACCTATTCATCTGATTATGGAATCAGGAAAGGGATACCACGTACTCTATTCGTTTTCTTGTTACCCGTCATTGCTAATTTTTTTGACGCTGCCCTACAGACTCCTGGATTCCTTTTTTATGGAGTCATATTTGGCTTGTCCTACCACACATGGGTAAGCGTAACAGCAAATACGGTGCGCGCGGGATGGGGGCGGATCGTACCTGTATCTGTTATGAGACTTATAGGTTCGGAACTGAAGGCAAAATCAGAACGTTCCCAAAAGCATAAGGAGGGGAAGTAAGTGGACCAACAAACCTTTTTTACAAAATTGGCTCCCCTAGCCATCCAAGAAATGAAGCGGACCGGTGTACCTGCATCCTTAACGATTGCACAAGGAATTTTAGAATCTGGGTGGGGTGCTTCCGAGCTGGCCGTCAATGCGAACAACTGGTTCGGCATTAAAGGTGTTGGGCCTGCTGGGAGTTACGAGCGAGATTCGCCAGAAGAAGAAAACGGGAAGAAGATAACGAGAAAGTCCCCTTTTCGCAAGTATTACAACTGGGAAGATTCTGTCCGTGATCATTCTACCTTTTTGTTGCAACCACGTTACACCAAGATTGTTAACGCTGATTGGCGCACTGCCTGCCACGAAGTTGAAAAAGCAGGTTATGCCACCGATTCACAATACGCATCAAAACTTGTGGAGCTAATTGCAAAGTATCAACTTTACAAATATGACCAAGGAGTTGAGATAGTGGCCACACCTATATTAATTATCGATCCAGGTCACGGAGGCACCGATCCAGGAGCGGTTGGAAATAATTTGAAGGAAAAAGACCTAACACTCCAGATAAGTTTGTATCAATTTAATAGATTCAAGGAGCTGGGCCTACCAGTAGCAATTACAAGAACAGCAGATACCGGCCTGACGCCCTCACAGCGCACAGGAGCGGTCAAACAGAGCGGAGCTAAGTATTGCATCTCTAACCATATAAACGCTGGTGGTGGCGAAGGTGTGGAGGCTATTCACTCTATTCATGCCACTGACAAGCTAGCAAAAGTACTTGCTCAGTCTGTTGTGGATTGTGGCCAGAAGTTCCGAAGGGTTTTCACTCGGAAGGGATCGGACGGACGCGATTACTATTTCATGCATCGAGAGACTGGAGCGGTAGACACAACTATTTTGGAATATGGTTTTATCGACAATAAGGGGGATGCTGCACGTTTAGAGGCTAACTGGGAGACGTTTGCAGAGGCAGTTGTAAAGGCATTTTGTGAATACGTTGAGCATCCTTACAAACCACAAGAAGGAGCTGCATCTATGAGCGATTTAGATAAATCTTTAGAGGCCCTTGTAAAAGCTAGCATCATTAAAACACCTGAGTATTGGAAAACCAATGCTGTTCAGGGCGGGACGGTAAAGGGCGAGAATGCTGCCACACTAATTCATAACATGGCCAAAAAATTGGGGGGTATAGAGGCATGAAAACAACGGGAAACAAAGCGGTATTAATTGCTGGTGTGCTTGGATCGATCAAATTACTTGCAGAATCATTTGGGTATAGTGTCATTTCTGACGATCAAATTAATGACATTGCAAATGGGGCTTCTGCTTTACTTGCAGTCATCGCGGCTTTCACGAATAACTTAAAACCAAAAACGAATTAGATCAAATGCTATCCAATCGGTTGGCATTTTTCTTTTCCCTATTACGCACATAACCTACCACATCACGGGAGCTGATACGATGATCTACAACATGGATTGTATTTCTGGAGCAAAACAACATCTATTAGACGATTCTATTGATCTACTTATTGCCGATCCACCTTATAATCTGCGATATAGAGGAACCTATCAAACTAAGACAAAAAAACCTAGATTCAACATCATTGCAAATGATCAACTTACTCCTAGAGACTATCAACGATTTACTTTCCAATGGCTCCGAGAAGCGTATAGGGTTTTAAAACCAGGTAGGCACATTTATGTATTTATCGACTGGCGCATGTATCCACTCTTATATTTGTGGATGCAGCGTGTTGGATTCGCAATAAAAAATTGTGTGGTCTGGAATAAAGTTCATATAGGCTTTGGCTATCATTATCGCCATCAACATGAATTTATTATCTTTGCGGCTAAGGGTAAGGGTAAAAATAAAGTTCGACGTATTCCTAGTCGACGAATAACAGATATCTGGCCAATACCAAAAGTGCCAGGGCAAAAAATGATCCATCCAACGGAGAAGCCTGCTAAACTTATGGAGGACCTCATCGTAAACAGTAGCCAGGAAAGTGAAACGGTAGCGGATTTCTTCTTAGGTTCTGGTCCTGTGGTTGAAGCGGCAAACAAGCTTGGCAGAAATGTAACAGGTTTTGAAATAGATGAAAACTACTTTAAGTTAGCAAGTAACAGAAAGCCACTTCCTCCTGTATAGGGGGCTTAACCGAATCAAAAAAAAGGGTAGAGAAGACTACCTCCTTAGTGGACAAGACCCACACATAAAAAATTTTTAAACAACAAGAAACCATCCAAATACGAGGGGGATTCGGATGGTTTCTCTATATACTGATTTTTCAGTTAAGACTAAAAGAAAACGGCTATTCCTCTTTATCCTTTTTCTTGTAAATCTTATCCAAAAGGATAGAAACAATCACGGCTACTACCAAGCTAGTTAAGAAACGAACAGGCTCTCTAATAAACCAATTATCAGCTATATTCATATCTTTGGTAATTTGCATAGTAGCATATACAGAAAAGATAATTAGAACCAACTTTAAAGTCTCTGTGTTCATTTTATCTCCTTTCTGTTTATTAAATGATAGCGTACACAATACCTTCTACGATATATCCGCAACTTTTTGCAACCCAACTCCAAACATATGGCTCCAAGGCTTTGGTTACAGTTTCGCGTATTTCTTCCAATGGTCCCAATAAAATAGCACCATTCCAAATGGTAAGCCATTTTTCCTCAGTAAGTTTTTCTTTTAATATGTCAGGGAATTTAGTATACATCTTTTTCGGTAACTCTTTTTTCACATAAGATTTTCCAAAATATTTCAGTAGTTTTGTCCCAAGAGAAACAAAGCCTTGTGCCTCAACTCGGGCAGGTCCTTTTTCTACTACTGCTCTTGGTGCAGTTTCTAAAATTTCCTTAGCAGTTTCTTGGATGATCTTATCCATTTCTTGTTGCGACATTGGAGTTTGAGAAGAAGCTGATTGCGATACTTTTTCTTGGGCAAACGCGCTGGTCGCTGGAGCTATAGCAGTCCCTAGAAAACCAACAGTAGATAAAATTGCAATACCTTTAATTAACTTTTTGTTCATCATAAAGTATAACCTCTTTTCTAAATATTTTCAATAAAGGGATAATTTTACATGAAATCTTACAGGAATTCCTTTGTTCCCGTTCAACATAATTGTCTTAAATGAATAGCTGGAACACGGCTTTATTTTGTTCTAAAGGATTCTCCGTACAGCTTATTCTCCGACAACTAGTTTAGTGGTTTGTAAGCTTTTGAAAGACAACAATGTACTCATCTAGTTGTTGGCTCATCTGCAATACTTCTGGATGTAAAAATGAACCTTTTTTGAAATACCGATGCACTAACTCTTTACGGAGGACTTCTATAAGCTTCTGTAAATCGTTTACTAATTGAAAATTTTCTGTTTTCAT